CCCTCAAAGATCGGCACGCCGGCGATGTCCACGCCGCAAGAGCAGTAGGTCGCGCCGAGCATCAAAGAGCACCAGGGAAGATGAGCACCTGAGCGGGGGCCCACCATGTCCACCGAGAACGCACCACTAGTCTCAACCAGCCCCAGTAGCGCCCACCACTCATCCAGGATCGTGACACGGCCCTTGGCAGACTTGTAAGACCGGGACGACGAACCATCGTCAACAGCAATCGTGACCTGCGTGGCGTCATCAGGGCGCCTAATGTGCGCCGCCACAGCCTCACGCACGACATAATCCAGACGCGCCTCGTCCGGGACCTCGGCGCCGAGCAGAACCCGCCGGGCTTCGATGAGCATAAGCGCATCATCGACCCACATCTGCCACTGCTGCTCAGTGACAGACCCCGGCTCGGGGGCGGTCATCCCTAGAGCGACCGCGAGCATATTTGGCGTCACAGACATGACCGCCCCCTTCTACTATTCGCTTGTTTTGGAATCCGCAGAAGCCGAAGCTTTGCGGCGCGTAGCAGGCTTCTCATCGGCCTTGTCAGCCGAAACCCATTCGCCACCCAGTAGGGCAGCAGTAGAATCCGCGACCGTCATAACGGCTCCGGTCAACTCGTTACGCAGACGAGGCATTAGACCAGGTCAACGATCTTGGCGAAGTTGCGGTTGATCTCGGCGATGCCCCAGCCGTAGACAACCTCAGCGCGGAAAGCGACCTGGTTGTTACGCTTCAGGTCGCCGTTGCCGTCAGGGTCGCCGAACTCGATGAGTTCCAGCCCGATAGCGCGCTGCACGCCCCAGCGGATAGCCGAGAAGTCACCCACGATGGCGCGGAGCTTCGTGTCAACAGCGGCAACGCCGGTAGCGCCGACCGTCTTGGAAGTAGCCGCACGCAGGGACTCGAACGTGGAAGACTCGTTCGAGAAGGTGAAGTCCGGGTAGAGCTTCTGCCCGGTGCCGGTGATGCGCTGGCTGGAGATCTTCGCAGCGAACTTCGGATCCATAGCGATGCCATTGGGGACGCCATCAGCGGCCAGAAGCGCCGCAACAGCAGCGTCGGTGGACACGTAGGGAGCGTCAGCCGCAGCCAGTTCAACCGAGGTCGTGGCGGACGTGAGCCGCTGCATGGCGCCAACAACAGCGCCCGTCTTCGGGTTGATGCCGTGGATCACGCCGTAATCCAGTGCGCGGGAAAGCGCCGGCTGGATCTGGTTCAAGATCTCCTGGATCACGCCGAGCTGGTGATCCTCGTCAGCCCACTGGACTTCGTTCGTGAATCGGATCGTCTTCTGGAACTTGAAGGGTTCGACGGTCTGGGTCGTCTTCGTAACGTCGTTCGAGGACTTGTTAGCCCCTTCGCCGACGTACTCGGCTTCGCCGGAATCGAAGACAAAAGCCTCGCCCGCGCCGAACTTCATCGGGATGGAACCGGAGAGCTGCGAGATGGCAGAACCCTTGTGGATGTTGTTCACCCACGGTTCGAGCAGCTGCTTGGGGATGGTCAGTGAGCCGGTAGTAAGAGCGGCCATGTTTACTCCTTATTGAAAAGCTTGCGAGCGAAATCCCGAAGATCTTCCGTCTCGCCGCTAATGGTTGTGGTCGTGCCCTCTTTGGGGGCAAAGTTGCCTTGCTTCTTGCGGTCTTCTTCCCGACCCGCTAGGCGCTGAGCCTGTGCGGTGAGAGTGGACTCGTCAGCTCCGGTGAGAAACAAGTCAGCGTCAGACGGCTCGCCTTTCGGGCCCTTCTTCGTGCTGACACCAAACTCAGCCGCGACCCTTGCTCGCAGCGCTTCCGCTTTCGCGGCGTTGGCTTCGGCCTCCATGTCCGCAACTCGCTGCTCCAAAGTAAGCGCAGTGCCAGCCTTAGATTTCAGGTCGTCGTAGTCGCCGAACTTGTTTTTCGCCTGCTGGGCCAAGCGCTCTTTTACGATGCGCTCGACGTCTGCCTGGGAGAACGTTGTTTCCTGAGGTTTGGGCGTGCCTTCCGGTGTGCCCCCATCAGTGTTCGGCTCGGTGGTCGTATTGGTTTCGTCACTCATCGGATTGCCCCGTTTCCGTCCCGTCGGACATTAGACCGGCTTTGAAACGCAGCCGTAGCGTTCTCCCCAATCGGGGAAGTCTGTTATTTGGCACCTAGTTGGCGCCGTAGTTCAGCGATACGTTTCGTCTGCCACTCGATAGGAGCAGAAACCTTCTCGCCATTAGCCGCCCTAACCTTCAGCGCGGGAAGTGATGTCTCAAGCGACGCAAGCTGGGCACGGAGCCGCTTGGATACCTCGTCAGCGGATGGCTTGGTGTCAGTCACCTTGGGAGCCCCCTTTACCGGCGCGCCAGTGCCCTCAACCCCATACTTGGCGTCGAGATATTCGCGTAGCTTGGCCTTCTCCGCTGCGGTCCTGGTCCGCTTGCTCGCCACGTACTGCAAGGCGCTCGCCTCTTCGCCGAAATCATCCGTTGAAAAGACCGGCTGGGCGGTGCACTTACAACTCCCGTGCGCCGCGAACCGTGCAGTGGCGTCACTATAAACGGCGCCCTTCTCGGCAAGCATTCGACAGAACCGGCAGCCCCCATTAGTGATGCGCCGCCAACCAACCGCAGAAGGATCCCGCCGGCGATTCGTGAGGATGGTGTCTCGATACGGGCGCGCCGTCTCAATATTCACAACCTCAGCCAGCCGGGCCCCAGCACTAAGCGGGTCATCCTTGAACAGCGGATCGGACGCCCAAGCAACAGCGCGGCGAATCTTCTCAGTACGATCAAGAATGATCGGCTCAGCAAGATACAGCTTCGGCGGCGCCGAGAACTCGCGCTGATCGTCATAGAAATCAGCAGCCAGAGCAGCCGCGCCCGCAGAGTAGTAGTTGATGACCTCCGGGGCGCCTTCAAGCAGCAACGCACGCTGCTCTTCCGGCGCCCCTGCCGTGCGTTCCAGCAATGAGGTAACCATCCCAACGGCTGCGCCCATAACGAGCGTCAGCGCAGCCTTAGACTCACGCGCCGTTATCATTAGTCGCAGGCGTCAAAGCCGCAACAACAGCACGCCCAGCGGCACGGCGCTTATCCGCCATCGCCCGCCGAATCTGCTGCTCATCCAAACCAAGCAGCTCCAAACCAACCTCAGTCTCAGCAAGCCACGGAACAACGCCGATCTGCTTAGCACCAGCATCAGCCGCAGCCGCTTTGGACAGGTAGATCGGGGAACGCCACTTAGTCTCAATGGAGCCCCACGCCTCGGGAACCTCGGTGAGTCCGTTCGTGATAGCGAGCGCCCGGTGGACCGTCCGGCGGATCGGAACCGACCAGTCATCCATCGTGCCCTCAGCCTCCGAAATCAGATTCTCCCGAGACGCCGAATACGAATCAGCGGACGTCGGGTTAGCCATGTCAGTGAGGGCGAAGTCAGAGTCAGGCAGATCAGTTTCCCGCGCCATCAACTTAGCCAGCGCATTCAAGTGCGCCAGGTGCGGGGCAGGTGACTGTGCATCGAACTGCTTCACATCGGCGCGGGGGTTAGCGGCGTCCTCATCATCCGGGATGCCGAACGTCCGCCCAAGAGCGATCTGCCAAGACGCCTTCGGGGAACCGTCAGCGTTCTTGAAAATCCCCTCATCAGCACCCAACAGGATCAGCTTCGGGATCGTGTAAACATCCATGTGACCCTCAAGCCGAACCAGCCCACGAAGCGCCGAGTCCTGAATGCTCATCACTGGCCGCGTAATGCGAGATCGGCCCATCCGACGTGAACCCCGCGGGTGATACACGAGCGGGTCAGCAGGGACGCCCCACTTGTGCGGGGAGCGGTCAACCTTCCACTCGCCATCAACCTTCTCGGCGCTGATCGTCAAGTTGTTCAGGTAGAGGATGAAGCCGTCGATCTTTCCATCGATGCGGCTCGTGACCGACAGGAGGTTATCGAGTTGACGCTTCCGCGCATTCCACTGCCCGTAGGCGTTCAGCGCGTCCTTGGCGTGAACCAGCGCCCCGGGTTCGCCGGCGGAAGTGTCGCCCTTGGTTGTGATCAGGTAAGACACGCCATGAAGAAGCGAATCCGTCCGGGCCTGCGAAATCTCCGAGAACAGGAAGTTGCTTTCCTCAAGCTCGGACATGCCCAGCGAATCAAGATCGCCGTCCGCCCAAATCATCTTCTCCAGGTTGCAACGACGCGCCAAGCCATCGACGCCCTTAGCGGCCCAGCCAAGAGCCAAACCAATGTTCGCGTACTGCGGAGGAATGACACTACCGACCTGCTGCGCCGCACGCTTGCCGTCATAGTAAGACGACCGCAGCAGGTTCCGCCGAGACTTATTCGCCAACTCCTCAGCGTTCTCATTCAGGGTCTTCAATTCATCTTCACTGAGCCCAGGAACAGACAGCTTCTCGAAAGTCATAGAACCACCGCCGTCCTAGATCCAGAACGCCGCGAAGGACGTTGCACGTTATCGTTTTGAGCGCCCCAAAGGGCAAGAGTGTGCGACACAACAGGCGTAATATCGGACGCCGCATCTTTACGGTTCCAAGCCCAGCCGCCAGCAAGCGGACGCTTCCGAGCCAGGGACAGAGCCACGTTCACCTGCGGCTGATCCGTATGAATAACCGAACGGTCAATAACGCCGTCATAGAACTTCGCGCAAGCAATCGCCATGTCCCTACCTTCAGCAGCCGCCAACGTCACGAGAATGTCCGTTCCGATCAAGTAATTACGGTCACGGCGCCTCTCAACAAGGCCCGACATCTCATCCACCACGACGGCGTGCAACCGGTTCTTAGACGCCCGCGAAACAACCCACGGGATAACCCAATCAACGCCCTTACGGGAATCGTCAAGCTCCACA